CTACTTCTCTTGCTGCATTGAGGTTGGCAACAACAACTGGATACTCATTGTTTAGGTTATTGACACGTTGTGCAGACGTGCTCATTTGTGGATCAATTTCCTGTTCTGTCTCACTTGTGGGAACTAGAGCACTACTAGTCGTTCTAAATGCAGAGTCTCCTGTGACGTTAATAGTTAAGTGATCTAGGTATCCCTCAAATCCTCTAGTGATGGTATTTAATTTTCCTGCACCATTAGTATCTGCACCAATGTGGAGTCTATCTCCAGCAAAGAACATAATGGGGTCTGCGTTTGGATAATCGGATCCAGTGTTTCCATTAACGGAAAGAGTCGCATCATTACCAACTTGTTCTACTCGGATAAAGTTCCAAGCATTTAAAGTTAGTGGATTTGTATTTTCAACACTAGTAGTACCAGAAGCATATACGACAGTACCTGATGTTCTATGATATAGTTTGATTCTATTGGACCAAAGAAGAACACCACCAAAGTTTGGATCTGGATCTAACTTAGTTGGGTAGAACCAAAAACTAATTACGGTTCTGCCATCTGCAGTTGTTCTTGTATCTAAGTTTACTGGGAAATTAAAATTAGCATCCCTGGTATCACTATAAATTTGATGATGTAGAGAGTTATTTCCAAATTTAATTTGAGAAGAAATAGCTCTATTAGGAGGCGTGAACGTCACATTTGGAATTGTGATGTGATTCGTTCCTTTATATGTTATACTTACTTCTTGGACTGAATCGTAGTAAGCAGTTGCAATACCAGTTGCTTGATTTCCTCTGGTTGGTTTTGAAATGTATACGTCTGGTGTGGAAATATAATTACCTTCATTAAACAGTCGTACATACTGTACCGACTTGGTTCCAATAATTGTAGATGCCAAAGAAACTGAAGCAAGAGCATTCGATGTGTAATCTTCGACCATCTGTATCTTGAGAAGTTGTCCACCAAGACCAATGGGTTCAATAACATCTTCCCCATTGACACCATGCTCTGTGTCTGGAAGAGTGATAACCTCATCTTCATATTCAAAGATCTCACACTTAAGTTCATACATGTAGAGATCGTTCAGTTGGTAGAAAGGAACTTTTGTTTCTACAAACTTAATTTCAAATAGAGCATTATCAAGAGGGAGATAAATTAAGTCTCCTTCTTGTGGTCTAGTAGTTACTTTAATTTCGCCTTCTGGAAATAATTTTAGGAAGGGAGTAATGAAATCATCATACCTTTCCTTGGAAATTACTAGAGTCAACTCATCTTGCGATCTAACTCCAAACTTAGAAAGAATTTCGGAGGGGGATCCAAAACCCTCATAGTTGGATAGGTATGCTTCCAATCTAAAACTATCATCAAATCTAGAAGCAGTAATCTCTTTAATTACTGAGTTTGTATTGACAATCTTTCTAGGTAGATACAAAACATCCTGACCGAACATCTTCAGATGCTCGTTTACCAAGTCCTGAACAAGTCTTTGTTCGCTTGGTGACCCGTGTAGGAAAAATGGATTTAAAGGCATTATCCTATAAAATCTAGAGGTGGCATTGCGAACTCGGACATCAACTTCTGTTCAAGTTCTTCTAGTTCTCTAACAGCATCATCATATAACTGTCTTCCATTCATCTCCAATCCACCAGGAAGTTTAACTCCTTGGAATTTAATGAGGTTTTGTCCCCATTGTCTTTTGATTAGAGAAGTAACGTATCTCTTTAACCAAGAGTCGTTGTATACCGCCGTAGAACTATTGGGATCTACAACCCTATAACAATCAATTACTAAGTAATGATTGTCTGTTAGACTCTGTAGATCGATATCTAAATATAAACGATTGTTCTTTTTGTTAAATCTAATCTGAGCATCTGGATTGATAATAAAGTCCAGAGTTTCTAAGTAAGATTTAACCATACTATAGTTCAAGAGATCTATAGCACCATAGTAATATAGGTCATTAAGGAACAGTTGATATTTAATATTGAATAGACCGTCAGAAACCGATGACGAATCTACTTTAAATATCTTGTTAACACCAATAACACTATCTGGAAGAGGTAAGTAATTAGCACCTTCCTCATATTCCATCATAGTGACGCCACCATGAGAACTCGTTCCAGTGGTTGTGGAAGCAATGCCTACAATGGTAGTCTTTTCTGCCTCAGTAAGTTTATGCTTTAAAAAGACTCTATCTATTCCCTCACCATGTCTTTCATGGTAGAATTGGATGGCATCATCGATAAGATCTTCGATCTGATCATCATCGACGTTAATTTCCAATACTGGTTTTCCGAGTCTTCGTAAACAATATTCCTTCAACTCGTCTCTACTAGAGGGCTTTGCCATTCCCAAACTCTATAGGTTTCTCCAAAGTATTTATGATCGCATGAAAAAGTATTTTATTGATGAAAGCGAGGTATTTGCAGTCAACGAAAACCTAAACGCCAAGGTGGAGTTGATGGGACCTGAGAAAAAACCAATTGTTTATATCGACAACTTTTATAAAAATCCAGACATAGTTAGAGAACTCGCTATTTCTATCCCACCAACATTTAAGAGAAAAATCTGCGGTGGCTTACCTGGTGCAAGAGTTAGTGTAAATTTTGATTTAGATCATCTAGTTCCAGTTTGGATTAATATCGCTAAAGAAGTCTATGGACTAGACAAATCGGAAGAGGATAAGTTTAGGGAATCATGTGAAAGACTTGCATTCTCCGTCAACGTAACTGCAGAAGAACAATGCCGTATACCACATATTGATTATCCAAGAGAGATCACTGATCTTAGTGGTGGATGGGCAGGGGTAATCTACTTAAATATACCAGAAGAATGTCATGGTGGAACAGGATTTTATACTTATAATGGAAAGAGTTGCCCAGATGGGACCGAAGAAGACCTTTGGGATGAGGAGATAGTGAATGACAGTGTTGGTCCTTGGGAACTAGTTCATTTAGCGGAAATGAAATATAATCGTTTAATATTCTATCCAGATAATTTTTTTCATAGTATATACCAACACCCTGGTCATTTCAAACACAGTGAACACAAATATAGATTAGCTCAATCCATTTTCTTACCAATTCCAAAGTCATGAAGAAATATTTTATTGATGAAAGAGAGGTCTTCGCTCTAAACGAAGGTCTTGAGGCAAGAGTAGAACTTATGGGGTGGGAAAAGATTCCCATTGTTTATATTGATAACTTTTACAAAAACCCAAAGTTGGTAAGAGATCTCGCTCTGCGTTGTCCACCAACTTTACACAATAAAAGGATCCTTGCTGGATGCCCAGCGAGGGTTGAGTTGGCAGTAGATATTGATCATTTCATCCCAGTCTTTGAAGAGATTGTTACTGAAGTATATGGATTAGAACCCAATAAACGTGAAGCATTTAGAAGATCATGTATGGACAATCCATTCATTGTTAATGTGACTAAGGATCTAGACCCACGACCTCATATTGATAATACAATGGACGCTGTTGGTGGATTTGCTGCTCTAATTAATCTTAATACCCCCAAAGAATGTAAGGGTGGTACTGGATTCTATACGTATAAGGGTATGCAAGTAAATCCACAACAAGATGGCATACAAATACCAGAATGTCCACCTTTCCCAGATACCTCTGGTCCATGGGAATTAATTCATTTAGCTGAGATGAAGTATAATAGATTAATCTTCTATCCAGATCAAGTTCTACATGGAGCTTATGTTAAAGAGGGAATGTTTGATGAAAATACTTGGAGATTAGTGCAAATGTATTTTATGACGGTGAGTAGGTTTCTATGATAATTTTAACAGGACATAGTGGTTTTATTGGATCTCACTTTCTTCGTGCCATAGAAGAAATGAGAGAACCAGTCATTTGCCTTGGTATGGATGACTGTTGGAAGTTCATGAGATCTTTTACTGACTGGAAAAAAATTACGCAGATAATTCATCAAGGAGCAATGTCATCCACTACGGAAAAGAACTGGATGCAAATATCTCACTACAATCAAACATTCACCGCACACTTGTTTGATAAAGCAATCGAATATCAAATTCCCGTTAAATATGCTTCTTCGGCTTCAGTATATGGGAACCA